GCAATTGCTACCTCAGACGGTGTGAGTCTTTGGGTTTTAACGCGACCAGTTTTACTACTACGCGTTGCTGATGCAACAGTTTGAGTAGGTTTTTTAGTCGTTTCTATTTCCTTTTTAGCAAATTTGTGGGGAAATTCAAGTGCCATATTTCTATCTATTTCCTTATAATATTCTTCAGGATTAGCTATAGGATCATAGCCTTCTTCTTCCACTAATTTTCTATGGATAACTTTTGCTGTCTCGGTCATAGCAATATCTTTATTAAACCAAGGATTATTATCTGCCCATTCTTGAGCATTTGGATCCACTCTTCTTATTGGTTGATTTATTTCTTGAGGTTGTTCAACAGGTTTTTCTTCTTTTTTAGTAGACTGTCTAGTCTTCATATCAAGAAGTTTAGCCTCTTCATAACCCAATCTAGATATTTCAGCAGACGCAGCAACTTCATCTTTAAGATTATTTTCTTCTCTAGCTTTTGCTAATTTAGCAACTGCAGCTTCCATACCAGATTTAATTCGACTCTCCATCTCTGATACAAAATTTGTATCAACTTTAGAAAGTCTTGTTTTTAGTTTTTCTTGCTCTTCTAAAACACTCTTTGCATAAAGCGTTGCAGCTTCTTCTCTTCGCTCTGCTTCACGCATTTTTTTAGTAAGTTTAGCAATCCTTCTTTTTACTCCATCAGAGTAATCATCTAATTCTTTCTTACTTTCTTCTCTTTTATCTTCTTGAACCGGAACATCAGACTGCTCACTAGGTTCCTTAGTTGTATCATCGGCGCTACCACCGTCTTCAAGTTTTGTTTCACGTTCGTTTTCATGTGATTTATCCTCTCCTGACGTTTTATCATCTTCTTGTATTGGCAGTTCAACCTCTACTTCAGGTCCTGAAGTATCAATGTCAACTGTTTTTTCTTTGTCTTGCATAGTATCCTCCTATGTTAATACTGATGAAATATATCTTCGGGTTTTTCGATGGTTGCTAACACTTCATCATCATTTAGCAATCTAACTTCCCCGCCATCGATCTGGATTCTAGATCCAGCATATCTTGCAAAAATTACCCAATCGCCTTTCTTGCACCAAGGACCTTCAGGGTAACGATCTTTATCATAACAATGTGCACCCATGCCTAATACTAATCCACATGTTGATGCAATCTGTTGCCTTTCTAAAGTATCCTGACCCAATAATAATCCACCTTTGGTTTTTTCTGGCATTTTAAATGGTAGAACTAATATTCTCCATCCAGTTGGTTTAGGTAATTTTGCTGATTCTTTTGTTTTTAAACGTTCGTAACCATCCGTTTCTTTTTGTTTTTCTTCGTTATATTTTTCTTCTAACGCTAATTTAATTTTTGGTTGCGTCGAATCGGATGATGTTCTCTTGGTTTTGTTTTCCATTTGGCTCCTTTTTCTTCAGCAGGTTAGAGATATCCTGTGATATTTTATAATAAGCGTGTGCTTGTCCTAGTAGATACTTGTATTTATCCATATTGTCAATACCTCCACCGATCATAGCATCGCCGATTGATTGATAAGAATCTTTTAAATTTTTTTGAATTTTACTTATCAGTTCTAGTTCTTCTAATAGCATCTTTACCTTTCTTAAATATAGCAGCGACTTGTGATTTACCCATAACCTTGGCACGCTGTTCTCCAACAGTTAGGATTTGTATTTTTCTTGCAAAAGGTTTACTTATTTTTTTAACTTTTGCAACAGTCTTACGAGCATCGGTAGGAGTTGCAAATTTTATACCAACCGTATCTTTAGGATTTTCATCTGTGTAAAGCCTCCTGCCCGAACCTTTTGGTTTTTTACCTGTTCCTTTTTTAGGATCTGACATTTAACACTTCCATCTTCTCCGTGCCTGTCGTATTCTTGAATTAGGATCATTTCTTGTTTTAGCTGATGCTCTTTTTAATTGTCCAAGAGATCTTGCGCAGTATGATTTTCTACGTTTAGCAGCTTTTGATCCTGGCTTCACTTTACCAGTCACGGCTGTTTTTAATTTAGAGCCGGGATTTAATCTTCGGTATGCTTTGACACCGGCTCGTGTCATACCAGCTCCAGACTTTGTAGGTCTAAAGTTTTTTTTGTTTCTTGCAGGCATCGTGCCTTTAGAAAAATTCTCTCTTACTTGAAAATCATTTCTCACGATATTTTGAAACCTTTCAACATATTACCGTAATATTTTCTTGAACTTGAATTACTTAGATTTACTCCACCATATTCGCCCGAGATGCTTGGACCAAAATATCCACCTGTTGATGCTTTTTTTCTTTTAGCAAAAGTTGCAGCTCTACTAGGGGTTGGTCCAGTATTTGCCTTGGCTTGTTTTCTCCTTACGGCACCCGCACGTTGCCCTTTGGTCATCCGTCTTGCTTTTGCAATGGGCACGCATTTTGGATAATTTTTTCTTTTTTCTCCACCACTTCTTCCACACTTCGGGTATGAGCCATCCGATTTTTTGTTCGCAATATCTACCCAATTTTCCTTTACCCATGATCTTAAACCTTTTTCAGCCATTACACCTCAACCATAGTAGTCATATCTATTAAACCACCGTCAGCTGCTTTTTTACGTTTACCTTTTTTACCACCAGGTGTAATTTTGCCTGAGCAAACTCCTGAAGCATACATGTTAGCATAGGCGCTTGGATAGACTTTAAATTTTCGCTTCGCTGCGGCCTTACCTTTTGGACATAGTTTTGCCATTATACCTTCTTCGCTAATTTTTTATTTATTTTTACTTGAACTTTTTCTGGTAACTTAGAAAAGCCTTTTAATTTATTTGGAACTTTACCTTTACCGTTTCCATTTGAGCCTGCAGAAAACATTTTTCTTGTCATTCCACCACCCATTTTTTTCATACGTCCGCCGTTCATAGCACCACGTCTGTTTGTTGTTTGTGTGTTATATCTAGGGTTTGCCATTTTTATTTCCTCCGTTTCTAAATATTTGTGTTCCCTTTATACCATAAATGCTCGCCACGACAAGGATCCAAAGATTAGTAAACCAGGTCGGCAGCTGTGAGAACATCTCAAAGAACAATTTTACTTTGTCCATGGCTCCCGGATCGTCACTTATGACTGCCCACGCCAAAATCACCACGGGCAAACTTAAAATTATCAAAACTGCCTCGTCCTTCCAGTCTGATTGTCTAGCTTCTAACAATTTGCCTTGGTAAGCTTCTTTTCCTTCAGCCATACGAGAAGCGTGCATAAGCTGTGCTTCTGACATAGCCATCTTCGTCTTCTGCTTGTTAGCATAAATTTTACTTCCTGCAGAGACGGCTAATTTAATTGCCGATAACCACATATTAGTACCACTTAGCTTTTCTTTTTTTCTCTGGTCTAATGTTTCCTTGACCTTGAACTTCTTGTTCTTGTGTTTCTTGTGGATTTGTAGATTCTATTTCTACTCCACCTTCAACATGACCATCTTTGTTCGTAAACATTTCATGGTTAAGGTCTTTTTTATTTTTATTTACCATTTTTCCTCCTAATATTTGCTTCTCGCAATAGAAAGCTTTCCTTTTTTAAATTTCTTCATAACTTTAGCAACTTTTTTCTGTTTTTTGTCCATTTTACTCCTGATCAGTGCCTATAACTACAGATCCACCCATCATATCTTTAGCATTTGGTAAAGTTTTACTCAAAACTGTTTTTTGAATGGACGTATCTGCTCTTAATTTTGCTAAATCTTCATTTTGATCCATCTTATCTTCTGTATTTTGTTGATTCATCATTGCTCTCATCTTATCTAGGTTTAATCTTTCTTCACCTTCTTTTTCTTTTCTCATGTTTTCTTGTGCTCTTAGATCTAATTCTCTAGATCTTAGTTTAGCAAGTGGATCATTTGCAAAATCACCAAGTATTTTCTTTTCTTCTCTAGAATATTCTTCCATCATTTCTGCAATCAACACAGCTTTTCTAGATTCTATCTTCATTGTTAAATCCATAACTTGTTGTTGCATCATTGGATCCTGCATCGCTTGTGGATTTTGTTGCATAGATTGTAAAGTTACTATTTCTCTTTGGAACTCCATCTCAACTTGTTCTAACGCCATCAAAGATATGTGTTCAAAAATATTTTTTTGTAAACTTGCCATTACCACAGGATTATTTCTTGCCATATTAGTTGACATAAAATTTAAATGCGCTGTGATATGTGCTTGATGATCCTGACCCTTGAACGCTTGAAAAGGTTGTCCACCTAAAGCTTGTATATGTTCAACCGCAGGATCCATTGGCATAGGTCTTGCAGGTTTTTTTAAAACTGCATCAATATTTTTTACACCCAAAGCTTCATACATATTTCTGTAAGCAGCATATAAATTATGAAGCTGTGGGTTGGAACTAGCCAGTTGCAATTCCGTTTGGGCTATAGATATCCTTTGTGCTTGAGAGAAAATATTTGGATCTGCAACTGGTATGATGTCTATTTTGTCGTCAAAATCTGTTTGTTTAATCATTCTTTGACCACCAACGACATCGTATGGATATTCGTTTGGTAAGTATAATTTAAATACTCTAGTCATTAATTTAAATTCGTTTTTAAGTGCTGCGTAAATTCTTTTGTGAATCGCTGACATTGTTCTCGATCCACGTTCCAACAAGGCTACTGTCGTGCCCACTGCTGCTTGTTGATTACCCTCTCCTACTTGAAGATCAGCGATTGAAGCAAAACGTTGGCCCGCTGAAACCACGACACCCATAAGCTGTAACAAAGTTGCAGACGGTTCTTTAAATGGTAATGTCATAAACGAATCTCTTATGTTACCACCTGGGGCGTCTACATCTCTAAACTCTCCTGGTTGTATCGATTGTGCATCGTCTCTAATTCTAATGCCACGCATTTTAAATCCTGCGGGTAAGTTAGAAAGAGTTCCTGCATCAAGCAACGATCTTAATGCCGTTGTTGCTGTTCTCGATAATCCACCGATCATGTGGATTAAACCAAAACCATAAAAACCTAAACCTGGTAAAAATTTAAAATGTACAAAGTATGGAATCTTTTGTTTTTTAGGATCTGCTATTTCGTAGTTTCTTCTTATTGATAAAATTTCTCTTGAACCTTCTTCTACGGTTACAATGTAAGGAAGTTTAATTCCTGTCTCTTGTCCATCAGGTCCACGGTCCTCGAACCCCTCTAGATCTAGATTGATATGAAATTCAAGAAGTGTGTACATATCTTCATTAAAAGTTCTTTTAGTTCCTTCTAACATTCTTTCTTTTTTCTCTACTTCTGTTTCTTGATTAAATGGTTTTGGTAATTCTATGTCTCTGTAAAATCCAGCGACTTGTTGTTTTCTTAAATCATTTTCCGAGATTTTAATACGGTGGATCACGGCCTCCGCATCTTCTAATGATGATGCATTATAAGGCACAATTAAATCATCAGCAGGAACAAACTTAGAAACGGTTCTGCCTAAAAGATCATCGTAATAAACTTTCTTAAATGCAGAACCGCTAAGAGGGAGATAAAAAAGCATTTGGTCAAACTCTGGTTCGTACTCCTTCATCACATCCATGAGCTGATAGTTCATGAATTCTTTAACACGATTTGCTTGGTCGTTTTTTTGTGGAGTCTGTGCTCCGATAATTCTAGTTCTTACAGGTCCATCTGCAGGTAACAATTCTTTATATGCCAAGGCTTGAAATTGAGTAACAGCTTCTGATAGCACGGGGTGCGTGGCACCACTTGCACCTTGAAAAGGTTGTGAAGGAGTTTCATATTTAAATCCTAACAGATCTAAACCTTTTGCGTAAGATGTTTCCCAATCTTTTCTTGAGGCTTTATATTCTTGATAATTTTGTGCTAACTCTGAACCAAGAGGATTTAATGTTTCCTCTGGCAATAACTCAGCTAGATTATCAAAGTGACTTTCACCTTGTTCTTGGCTAAATGCTCCTGGTTCAAAATTAATTTCAACACCACCATCGTCTAGCGGTGTGATTTCTGTTTCACCTTGGTCAGGTAAATTTTCTTGAATTTCTATTTGTTGTTCTGCCTGCTCTTGTGGTCCAGGTATTTCAACCTTTTTGTTTGGCAGGCTTTTGTCTATTGCCATGTTTTTTCTCCAATCTTACATCTTTAACAGTATTATATTCAATATTCAACCCTTGAGGTGTAGGC